AGACGTATGAACTATAAAGAAATATTAGCGATAGGGGTATCAATATCATTGTTTTTTCTTATGTTTTCTGTTGGGGTTGCATTGGAAAACCTTAGCAAGTGTGTTGACGTACCATTAACCACTAACCAATAGACGTATGACTGAAATAGAGAAGTATATAGAGGAGTTTGGGCAAATGGCTATTGCTGGTGATGAAGAAGTAAGACAGTGGCTCCGCACCACCCTCACTAAAGTAGCAGAGGAGGCACGAGAAGAGAGAGATAAGGAGATAGTGGAGTGGGCTAAATCTTATGATAGGGAGTGTTCCGATTGTAGAGCAGCATACTTTGTAGAAATAAGGGTGCTAGACAACCTTATTACCCACCTAACACAACAACCATTAGAAGATAACGCTCAAAATGAGCAATAGATGTATGAAGAAAGAACTAGGAGAATCACTAATACCAGATATCCGAAAGAGATTAACCATAAAGGAGAGCCTACTTATCATAGCGATACTAGTAGTAGGTATTATTATCTACCGTCTTACCCTAGCCACCGCACTAACCCCTGATGAGGTTATTATAGAGCCTCTTACTACAGAGGAGCGGTGTAGCTTAGTAGTAAAGACTACAGGGAAGGACTATATGCTATCAGAGCCTTCCTATGGAATATATATATATGAGCTATACGTTAGTTCAGACGGTTGGACTGAGGTATGGAAGTGTAAGTAGCCTTGTTATCTGATATACTATCAGTAATGAGTGAAAACAGTGAAGAAAACAAAGAATTAACTCCTAAAGAGAGAAGATTAGCCAATCTAAAACCCTTTAAGAAGGGAGAGAGTGGAAACCCTAATGGTAGACCACAAGGAAGCCTCAACTATAAAACTAAGATGAGGCTAGCTATAGAGAGTGTAGCCGAAGAGCAAAACCTCTCCCCTGAGGAGATAGAGGCTATGGTTTATCGTGTTGGGTTAAAACAGGCTCTAAAGGGAGACTGGAAGTTTTATGAGGACTATATGAACAGGCAACACAATAAGCCAGTACAGCCTAGTGATATTACTTCTAATGGAGAAACTATAGAGGGTGTGGTAATACTCCCTCCTAAAGAAATAGATGATAGTAAAGTGGAAACCACAGGAGAAGCAGGAGATAGCTCTAGCAAGTAACGCAGACGAGATACTATTCGGAGGAGCTAGAGGGGGAGGAAAGACTGACGCAGGTATGGCGTGGTTAATGTATGACCTTAATAACCCTAAGTACCGAGCGTTGGTTATTAGACGTAACGCTACTGACCTTACTGACTGGATAGACCGAGCTTCGAGGATGTACTCGGGAGCAGGTGGTAAGTTTAAGGGTGATACCTTCTTCTTCCCTAGTGGAGCTAGGATAAGGACAGGACACTTAGCTGATAAGGAGGCATACCAAAAGTATCAAGGACACGAATACCAGAAAATGCTTATAGAGGAGCTTACCCATATAGCTCGGGAGAGTGATTATGAGAAGCTACTAGCCTCCTGTCGCTCTACTGTAGATGGTCTTATCCCTCAGATTTTCAATACTACTAACCCTGACGGAGCAGGACACGAATGGGTGAAGGATAGGTGGCAGATACCTGATATGCCTCACGAGGTCGTGGTTACCTTTAGGAAGGGGCGTAAGCTCTCCTTTATCCCTAGTAGCGTATACGATAACCCTATCCTAATAGAGAAGGATAAGGGCTATGTAACCTACCTAGAGAGCCTTACTGATGATGAGCTTCGTAGAGCGTGGCTAGAAGGTAGCTGGGAGGGCTTTGGAGTAGAGGGAGCGTACTATAAGGAAGCTATCCATAGGGCTGAGGAGGAGAATAGGATAGTGCCTAACCTCTATGACCCTATGCTACCAGTTCATACTTGGTGCGACTTAGGAATAGATGACAGCTTCGCTATTGGCTACTTCCAAGTAGCTCATAAACAGTGGAGGGTAATTGACTATGACGAGTTCGAGGGTGAGAGCTTAGGTGAAGCTATTAACCGTATGAGGGCTAAGGGCTACACCTACGGAGAACACTATGCTCCTCACGATATAGAAGTAAGGGAGCTAGGTACTGGAATTACCCGAAAGGAGACGGCTATGAATATGGGTATCCACTATAACGTAGTGGCTAAGCTCGGAGTACAGGAAGGTATAGACGCTGTCCGTATGCGTTTCCCTAGTCTCTACTTTGATAGGGATAAGACCTCTGTACTTGTTAGAAGGCTTAAACGATACCATAAGGAGTTTGATGAGAAGCGAGGTGTCTACAAGAACAAGCCATACCACGATGAGAACTCCCACGGAGCAGATATGCTTCGGTATTGGGCTGTAACCCCTTACCACGAGCCTGATATAGAGCAAGCTCTTCGTATACAACGTAATCGTTCTAAAGGGCGTAGTATGGTATAGTTTATTCAGTGTGGCATATACAAAATATGCAATCTATTCAATCCATAACCCGAGGCGAAATAGATAGCTTCCTCAACTCACCGATAAAGGTGGTAGAGGGCTATTCGCACAACCAATACGAGGTAATTAAGAAAGTCCATTTATACGAAAATGGTCGTTTTTACTCAACTAATAAGACCGATAGTAATACTGGTGCGCCACTAGATACTGGCGATAACTCAGAGGATGACCGCATATTCTTCCAAGTCTCTACCCCTAGAGCTAAAGCGGTACAACGCTTCTTTGATGTAGACGTAGCCGATATCATCCTAGATGAGATTGACCCTCAAAGTGAGTTAGCACTACAGTTCTTGAATAAGGACTTTAGACGCTTCGCTGAGAAGCACCGCCTAGCGAAAGACCTTAATGATATGGCGTACCATCTTACTCACTACGGCTCAGTAGTATTGAAGATAGGAAAGAATGGAGAGCCAAAGATTGTAAACCTCCAAAACCTATTTAATGACCCTACAGTGAAGTCTCTAAAGGATAGTCGCTTTGTCACTATCAAACATACTATGACCCCTGATATGCTTCGGGAGAAGGTGAAAGACGGATGGGATAAAGACGCAGTAGAGGCTATCATCCGTAGGATGTCTAACGAGACGAACGCTAAACAGAGTTACGAGCAAGACGGAGATACCAACCAAGTTATTTCTAGCTCGCAGATAGATGTATACGAGCGATACGGTGTCCTCCCTGAAGGTCTACTAGATAATAATAGTAAGGAGGAGGAAGTAATGTCGGTATCGGTTATAGCCGAGCCTATGCTTACTGCTAAGATTAAGACCGCAGACGGAAACGAGACTATAGAGGATAGGGGAGAGGTGCTATATAAGGCTAGGTGGAATAAAGAAGTACCAGTGATTGACCACCACCTCGCACAGACCCACGGAAGATGGCTCGGTATCGGAATTATTGAGCTTCTATTCCCAATACAGCAGAGGATGAATGAGGTAGCTAACCAGAAGCGTATTAGTATGGAGATTTCAGCCCTCCACCTCTTCCAGACGGCAGACGCTACGGTACTTAATAACATCCTTACTGACTTAGAGAACGGAGATGTTATCAGGACTAAGACGGCTGGCTCTATTACACCTATCGTGAATGAGGAGCGAAACCTCCCTGCCTATGATAGTGAGATAGTTACCTACCAGTCACAGGGCGATAAGCTTAGCTTCGCTAATGACCTCCTTAGTGGAGGAGACGTACCGACCTCAACCCCTGCTACGAACGTAGTAGTACAGAATAACAACCAAGTACTCGTACACCTCCAAGACCGAGAGGACTTTACGAACTTCCTATCTGATGAATATATCAAGCCATTCGTTATCCCTAACCTGATTAAGGAGATGAGTGACGAGCATTTTCTCCGAGTAACCTCCTCTAGTGAGGACTTGCTACAGATAGACGATAGGCTCGTGACCCTTAAATACAATCAAGCAGTTCTAAAGAGAGGGCTAAAGGGAATGATTACCGATACTCTCTTAGGAGAGGAGCTAAAGGAGAAGATAGCACGAAAGCTAAAGGCTAAGGGAGCTAACCGCTACGTTAAGGTTATTAAGGACTACTACAAGAATAAGATAAATGATGTGGTAGTTATTATCGGGAATGAGAAGAAGGATATGGCTAAGAACGCTAATAACACCCTAGCCTTCTTCCAACTTATCCAAAACCCTGCCGTACTAGATGACCCTGTAAACCGCCTATTCGTACAGAACTACGGAAGGGAGATAGGTATAGATACTTCACAGCTAGAGCTAGCCTTTGCTAAGCGAGAGGCTATGCCAGCCGTACAGCCTGACGTATCTAACGTACCTCCTCAACAGAATAAGGAGACCGTAGAGCGAGAGAGTATGGCTCAAATGCAGTAAGTATGGACCAAGAACTAATAGATACATTCCTTAAAGACCCGAACTGGAAGCGTATGGAGAAGTTTATCCAAGACCACTTCGCTAACTCTATGGATATTACTGATATAGACCCTACGCTAGATAGCTCGGTAGTACACGCTGAAGTAATAGCGAGGCAGAGGATAGCTAAGGATGTTAATGGTCTCCTAAAGGTCTTTGATAACGCTAGGAATGGAAAGAAGGGAGGTAAAATAAGCTACGAGTAATATGGCATACGGAGCAATACAGACTGAACTACGAAACAAGAACGACAATACCGTTCGGGTTAAAATCCATAACGGAACTAGTGAACCTGCTAATACTGCGATACAGGCTAATGATAGCTTCTCCATAGACCCATTCGGAAGATGGCGTACTAGCTCCCCTTTCACACTGTTTGATAGCAAGCAACTATACGGAGCGTCTACATTCTTCTTTGACGACCAAGAAACTAGTGGTAGTGGTACTAGCTCGGCACACTCAACTGATGAAGCCGCAACAACAATGTCAGTAGGAACGGCTGCAGGAACTCGTGTCAGACAGACTAAAATGCGCTTCAACTATCAACCAGGAAAGGGGCAAGAGATACTTGTAACGTGTGCAGAGTTTGATACTGGTACAGGTATTACTAAGCGTATGGGATACTTCGATGATGACAACGGTCTGTTCTTTGAGAGTGATGAGGGTACGGTAAAGGTAGTACGTCGAACGCACGTTTCAGGTAGTGCAGTAGACAATGCAGTTGCACAGGCGAACTGGAACCTAGATAAAATGGATGGTACAGGTCCAAGTGGTGTGACGCTTGATTTCACCAAGACGCAAATCGGTTTTATTGATTTTGAGTGGTTGGGCGTAGGGCGTGTCCGTATGGGGTGGGTAATAGACGGAAAGATTTACTACTGCCACACGTTTGATAACACCAACAACCTCGCCACGGTGTATATGTCTACACCAAACCTTCCTATTCGCTACGAGATAAGTAATGACGGTAACGGTGCCGCAGACGACTTTGTACACATCTGTTGCTCAGTTATGTCAGAGGGTGGCGTAGAGGACACAGGAACGCTCAATGGTGTGGATACTGGCTCAACTAAGATAGACCTTGCTACCGCAGGAACGCTCTACCCAATACTCGGTATCAAGCTACTCTCTACTCACCTAGACGCTACCGTAAAGCCAATAAACTTTAACGTGCTTGAAACAGCAGGTATTGCTTTCCGCTACTCGCTACACCTAAACCCCACGCTTTCATCTGCGCTATCGTACACAAGTGTGGCTAGTAGTGGCTTCCAGTACGCAGTAGGTGACGGAACGATAACTGCAACCGCACCAGGAGTAGTGTTGAACTCAGGATATGTGGGAAACACCAAGAACGCACAAGCGGTAGCGCAGGAGAACCTACGAACACCGTGGCATCTCGGCTCACTTATTGACGGCACACCAGATGAGTTGGTGCTTTGTGTCACACCACTAACAGCTAACGCAGATATATTTGCTTCGATTAACCTTAGAAGTCAGCTTTAGCCTATGAATAGATTTGAGTTATTTGATAAGAAGGTAGATGAGGGGTGGTCTATACCACCTATAGGTGATTGGGTACAGACGTTTAGTGAGCCTAACTATGCGGAGTACGAGGTAGCCGTTAAGAAGGAGGATAAGGTAGGTACGGCTATCATAGGTATCAAAAACCCTAACCAGAAGAACGAGGTAGGCTCTAATATAGAGTCAGCTAATATAAAGGGGTGGAAGCGAGAGCCAGTACCCTTTGAGGTAGACCTGAGAGCCTTCCTAGATGAGAAAGAGAAAGTTATGGGTGCTGTCTTTGCTATCCGTGTAGATGAGGTGAGTATTAAGGATGAACTAGCAGAGGTTACCGTGTATACTACAGTAGAGCGCAACGTAACTAGGGAAAAGTACGTTGTTGTAAGACGAGAACAATTATTTAATTTTAAGAAACTTGTATAATGCCAGCTAAAAAGAAAGCAGCTAAGAAGGTAGCTAAGAAAGTAGTTGCTAAAGCAGTTCAGGTGACTAAGGCTTTTCAGCAGAAGGGTTTTAAGAAGCCTAATGGTTTTAAGAACCCACTTACGAAGTAGTTATGCGGTTACACTTCCGACCAAAAAGTGCCTTAAACTAAAACGGAACGCTAACCGACCATAAACAGCGACAATATAATGTCTGAAGATGTAAAGACACAAGACGGTGAGGTATCTACCGACCAAAAGGATACAAAAGAGAGTGAGGTCAATTTTGATGATATGACCCCTGAAGAGGTCTCTGCCTTTGTAGAGAAACAGAAAGCAGAAGTCATCAAGCTCAACTCTATTATCGAACGTAAGGGTAAGATAGTAAAAGACCTCAATGAGCGGGTAAGTGATGTGGAAGATACACCCGACATTAAAAAAACTCCTGACCTTGACGAGGCAAAGCGAACAGAACGCCTAGAGCTAAAGGTAGACTATGACTATCCAGATGAAGTTATAGAGCATATCCTAGCCTTAGGTGGTAAGGAGGCACTTAAAAACCCTCTTACTAAAAAGGTAGCGGATAAAATGGCAGAAGATATTAAGAGCCAGTCGGCAACTGATATCCCTTCTGGACCACAAGCATCCGTAGACCGTCGTATCAAAGTCTCCGACTTAAAAGATATGTCAGTTGAGGAAATGGAGAAGGTCTTACCTCATAAAGAGATTTAGTGAGGTAGGATTTAATTAAAGCTTACAATGGCTTCTAATAACCTCACAACTGGTCTTACAGACCATATGAGCACCTACTACGATAAGGTGTTCTTGGAGCGAGCCGAGCTTATGCTCGTTCACTCTGTTGGTGCGCAGGTAAAGCGAATTGAGCGCAACGCAGGTAAGACTGTGAAATGGAATCGTATGACTCCTCTCGCAGTTGCTACTACTCCTCTCACGGAGGGTACAACCCCAAGCGCAGTCGCTATGAGCACCACGGCTGTTACGGCTACCGTTGCTGAATACGGTAACTGGACACAGACCTCAACCTTCTACGAACTTACCTCTATTGACCCAGGTCTAAAGGAGGAGGTAGAAGTTATGGGGCAGAACGCAGGAGAGACCTGTGATACCCTCATCCGTGATGAACTTGACGGAGGTGGTACAGAGCAGGTAGTAAACTCACTTGCAGTATCAGCAGTTACGGCTACTGATATCATTGACGGTGTAGAAATCCGCAAGGCAGTTCGCACACTGAAGCTCAATAAGGCTCTGAAGTTCGGAGACGGACAGTACCGAGCTATTATCCCAGTTTCAGTAGCTGCAGACCTTCGTGGTGATAGTGAGTGGCTTGACGCTTACCGCTATGTTACACCTGAGAACATCAAGAATGGCGAGATTGGTCGCCTTCACGGTGTTACCTTCTACGAAACAAACAACGAAATGGTTTCTGCGAACGGTGGCTCTGGTAACGTAGACGTATACTCAACATTCGTGTTCGGTATGAACGCTTACGGAACAGTAGACCTCGCAGGTCAGCAAGGACCAAGAGTTATCGTTAAGTCACCAGACAGCAACGATACCTCTAACCCTCTTGACCTCTACCAGACAGTTGGTTGGAAGGCTTACTTCGTAGCTAAAGTTCTTAACTCAGCTTGGGTTATTGAACTCAAAACCGCTAGCTCATTCGGAGCTAACACCTAGTAGCTACTAGGAATAGGTAGTTGGGTTTTTACCCTCTTACTACCCACACTTGCCCCTCACTAGAGGGGCTTTTGTGTGATATACTAGAGATATACTATTAAGAGGTGTGCTTATGAAAATAAAAGACTTCCAAACGAAGATACAAGAGGAGATAGACCCTGAACTTACTATCAGGACTAACCCTAACGCTAAAGATATAGCAGGGGTGTACTACAAGGATATCTATATCGGGGTAGCTGTACCTCCCGAGGAAATATACGAGGAGGTATCTAGGACAAGGGTAGACGCTCTCGGTATGCCGTACAAAACGATAGACTTCGCCTACGATATGATTAAGGGGAAGCTCACTAAGGTTAAGGAGGCTATAGCAGAAGACCCTGACCTATTTAAGGACTAGTATGGCAAGTACCATAACTAATTCATATATATGGGAGAAGTACTGGTACGAAGTTTTTGAGCGTCAGCTAGAGATAGACGCTAGGGAAATAGAGATGGTAGTTAAGGTTATTAAATCACTATATAGCTAGTATGATACTAGAACTCATAGCAGATAAGCTCGTAGAGAAAGAGCTACAGAAGAAGTACGGTAAAGACTTTAAGTTCAAGCCGAAGATGTCGTATCAGGAGAGCTACGGTAAGACTAAGATAGATATCCACTTCTGTAAGGATATGGCTTTTTGGATTGCTAAGTATAAGGGAGAGTACTATATGAACATTATAGATGGTGTGAAGTACAAAGACCGCTTCGTGGCGATAGACCTCTACCTATCTCTCCTAGAGAACGCTAAGGAAACATTTAAGCATTTACGAGCTTGGGATAAGCAGAAATGAGAATACTCTTTGTAACTACCGACTGGAATAACCCCTACCGTATTGCTACAGGTGAGTACGGAGGGGTTGGTTACTATAGGTGCTATGGTCCAGCTAAGGCACTAAAGAAGAAAGGACACGAGGTAGATGTCTATGGCTATGAGATGTCAGTAATGATATCTAAGGATGACCCATTTGGCTCGTACAAGAAGATATTTAGTGAGTATGACGTAGTAGTGGTGAAGCAGATAGATACCTCTAACGCAGGTACGTTTATCGGAGCGTGTAAGGAGGCAGGAGTACCAGTAGTAATGGACTTGGATGACCTTATTACCGAGCTAGACCCTGATAACCCTGCCGTAGAGCTAGGGTATGCCGAGGATGGAAAGAAGCGAGCAAAGGCGGTAGGCTCTCTCTCTATGTGTGACGCTCTCTTCACCTCTACGAAGCCTCTAGCTGATGAGTATAAACAGGTGCTACTAGATGTCTTCAGTATAGATATGCCTATCTACGTTCTCCCTAACTGTTGCGACCCTGACTTATGGAGGAGAATTAAGCGAGAGAATGATAAGTGGATGATAGTAGGGTGGCAAGGCTCTATTACACACGACTCTGATATTAAACTCATCCTTCCTGTGATGAAGAAGCTAATGAAGAAGTACGATAACCTCGTTCTCTCTCTTACTGGTGGTATTAGACAGGAGACTTACGATAATCTATTGGTGAAAACATTTGGACAAGAGTTGCTACCTCGTGTTGTAATAAATAAAGGAACACAATCGTTCAACCAATTCCCCGAGTACCTAGCTTCTCACCAATGGGATATTGGTATCTGTCCCTTAAAAGATACAAAGTTCACCCGAGGTAAGAGCCATATTAAGTGGCTTGAAAATAGCCTTGTGAGAGTGCCTACAATAGCTTCTAGGGTATACCCCTACTATGAGCATATAAACGGCTTAGAGACGATTGTAGACGGTCAGACAGGGCTTCTAGCTTCTACTCCTAAGGAGTGGGAGGAGGCTTTAACCCTCTTGATAGAGGATAAGCAGAAAAGGTTTTACTTAGCCCGAGATAGTCATAACTACGTCAAGGAAAATTGGACTTATGATAAAAATATCTACCTTTGGGAGGAAGCCTTAGAGAGTGTATTTAATCGGGGTAGTAATGAGGCGTAATAAGCCTGCCACATCCGTTACTACTCCGATTGAGTACAGTCCTTAATAGTGTATAATATCTAGAGCTATGATGTGGTAGTTATAACAAAACTATGGCTATCAACTTCTCAGAAACAAGCTCCCCATATAACGGACTTATCCAAGAGTGCGAGCGAGCCCTCTTTGGAGGAGACTACGGAGCTATTAGTGCAAGTACTAAAAAACTCGCTACTTTTACTTTTTACTTAAACGAAGGGCTTAGTAAATACACAGCCCTTGCTTTAGATAGTGATACTCGTTGGCAATTCCACGACTCTAACTTTACTACTCACCCAGTCGGCTATACCGACCTTAATGCTAATGAGACACCTCAACAGGACTACGAGCTATCAGTAGACCACCTAAAGATACTCCACGTTTACGTCAAGGATAGTAACGGTAACTACCAACCCCTTACTCCTATAGACGAACACGACTTAGCGAAGAACGGACTATCACCAGAGACCTTTCTAGACGAGGCAGGTATGCCACAGTACTACGATAAGAAGGGGCGTAGCTTATTCCTCTACCCTGCCCCTGCTACTGCTTCTGTAACGGAGAGCGAGGGGCTACAGATAGCCTATGCCTCTACTCCTGACTACTTTACCGTAGCTGATAACGCTGTAGACGCTGGTATCCCGATTATTTTCCATAACTACCCTGCTATCGTAGCTAGTGAGATGTACGCTAAGCGAAATCAGATGAAATCTAAGGCTAAGGAGCTTCGGGAGGAACGCCTAGAAATGGAGGTGGCTATCCGAGACTTCTATAACAAGCGAGATAAGGATGAGAAGCCACAGCTACGACCTCGTAAGCGTAACTATGTATGACCCCTGCACAGATAAAGGAGATACAATCATTAAAGGAGAGAGTAGAAAAGATAGAAAGCATCCTCTTTGGAACAAATAATGACCCTCGCTTTCAAGCTAAAGTGAGAGCTTTGATTATAGAGGGAGAGCATACTGCTGATAAACCTACTATCGTAGATAAGAACGGCAAGAAGTATAACCTACAGACCGTATGATTATAGATATACCTAGACAACAGCCGTGGTATCAGGCTAACAAGGGCGACTTCGCAGGGAGTATATGGGCTTCTCGTAACCTAGACTTTAGGCGTAACTATAACAACCTCCGACTAACCGAGAAGAATATCGTTACTACCGTAGACGGAGATAGTACTGACGTAAATAAAAACCCTACTAATGACGCTAACGTAACGTGGAGTAGTGCTTCTTCAGGTATGTTAGTGGGTGCTTTTGTAGAGCCAGCAACAACCGCTTTCCCACAGTATGTAAATAGTTGGTCAGAGCATTCAGCTACAGGTGTTACCTCTCTTAGTAAGGAGATTACCGTACCTAGTGGTACTAATAGAGCCTTAGCTGTAATTGTATGGACTAGGCGTACCGATGGTACTTCACCTACAGCTGTAAGTGGAGTTACCTTTAACACAAGTGAAACTCTTACTCTTGCAGGTAGTGGTATGACTGTAGTAGCTACTAATGACCGTATACGTCACGCTGTTTACTACCTAGCGGCTCCTACTGAAACCACCGCAGATATAGAGGTAACGTGGGCAGACACAGGAGCGCCTAATGCCGTTATACAGATAGTAGCCCTTACAGGTGCGAAACAAACAGGTACTATAGCTGATGTATATAAAGACTATACTACTGCCGCAGGTGGTACTGAAACTACTCTAGGATTTAATGCAGGTGGAGATGATTTAGACGGTAGTGATTATGCTACGCTAATCGCAGCTTCACATTCTGGTGATTACTCCCATAGTTGGGATGTAGGTACAGAACGTATTGAGGTAGATGAGGGTAGCTACCGCCATAGCTTGATTACCGACTATAACACACCGTACTACGTTTCCCCACGAGACCTAACGGTAGCCTTTTGTAAGGAGCGAGGTACGGTAGGTGTAGTAAACGATACTAGGTGGTGGGCGTTAGATGAAGATGGAGTATATCAAACTTCAGCAGTAAGTTCGGCTTTTGAGAGAGATGATAGTACTAGCCTCCCTAGCCTTAGTGGGTGTGTAAATAATGGAGATATGGTCTCCTTTAATGGAGATGTAGTAGTAGCTAATAACGGAAATGTCTATACCAGAGATGGTACTACTTGGACTACACGAACGAGTGCTTTAGACGATGATAATATGATACTAGAGGTATACGCAGATACCTGCTATATCGCTGTGAATGAAGGAGTAGATAGTATGGATACTGACTTTACGGTATCAGAGCATACTGAAACTTCCCCTCCTACTAGTACACTAGACTTAGCTTCAGCACAGCTAGAGAACTTACGAATAAGTTGTATGCGAGCCACTTCTAATGGTCTTTGGATAGGTACACATAACTATCAAGGAGGTAGAGCTAAGATGATATTTTGGGATGGGGCTACTGCTAATAAGACAGATACAATTAAGACCCTAGAGAGCGGTATGGCTATGGCTATGACTATTAAGGATGACGTACCGTATGTACTAGATAACCGAGGCGTACTAATGAAATATAACGGCTCCTACTTTGAGGAGGTAGCACGTTTTGATTTTGACTTCATACAGCTCTATAACTTTGATGTAGGCTCTTCACATAACCGTTGGATACACCATAACGGTATGCAGACTATAGATGATGAGATACTAATGGCGATAAATACTAAGCCTGAAGATAGTAATGATGAGTTTCCTGAACGACACCCCTCTGGTATCTACGCATACCACCCTGACTTTGGTATCTACCATAAGTATTCCTTTACAGCTCATAAGGATGAGGCGAGCTATACTGACCTCGGACACCTAGAAGTAGAGGAGGTAGGTGCTATCTTCCCTCTCTTTGATGATGAGGAGCTAGACGGGCGAGCAGAAATGTCTGACTTCCTCGTTAGCTACGCCTACAAGTCAGATAACTCTACTACCGTATACGCTATCGCTAAGAGTGATAAGCGAGGTCTAGATAGAACGAGTACTACTAAGGCAGGAACACTTACGACTAGTTGGCTACGAGCCGAGCAGATACAGGATACTTTTGAGAAGCTTTATACCTTCATTAAGCCGTTTACTGATAGTAGCGACCAGATAATACTTAAATACCGAACACAGAGGCACGAAGTTATCACCTCCGAT